CAGGGCGACATCGAATGTCTGGACGCAATCAAGGCGTCCATGCCGCACGAGCAGTTCCTCGGCTTCCTCAAGGGGAGCGAGATGAAGTACGTCTGGCGCTACCAGCACAAGGGCGGCCTCGAAGACCTGAGGAAGGCCACCTTCTACCTGGCGCGTCTGATCTCTGAGGTGTCGGTATGACTCACGAGAAATCTGACTCCAAGATCACTCTGAGCGAGCGTGGAGAAGAAGTCATTTGTGTTGACAGGGAAGGCTTTCATTACAAAGGTCAGTTCATCGCTGATGCAGGCGAAGCGCATCGCCTGTTGGTTGCGTTCCTGAAAAGGCACACCACTGTCTGATCCTGTGCTACAATTCCAACGTCAACGAGGTTCATCCATGGCCCACAACGACCTGTTCCTGTCCACCACACGTCCCAACTACTACGAGTTGCTGCCGCAGATCGAGGCCGCGATGGCCGATGAGGATCGCACGATCCAGGCACGGCTTGATGCTGGCTGGGACGCTGATCCTGAGTACGGCTGGGCGTCGCCCGATGGCATCTCCGAGTCCGACTGGGAGACCGAGGGCTACCCCCTGCCTGAGGAGCCTGGCTTTGCCGAGTTCATGAAGACCTACGCACAGATCAACTGATCCCGATAGATCGGTAATTCAGGTTTAACTTTCTACATTCCGAGTCCACCCATGGCCGACTACAAAGTTCTGTTCGGCGTCGAGCATCTCGACGCTGTGAACACTTGCGTCTCTCTGGCGTTCGACACAGAAACGCTCCAGCTCCAACCTGAGAAGGGGAAGCTGCGCCTCATTCAGCTTGGCTGTGAGGCGCGTAAGACCATCGTGATCATCGACTGCTTCAAGCTCGATGCCGAGGGTTGGAAGAAGCTCCGCTTGTTCTTCAGCAATGGCCAACGCTTTTGGTTGGCGCATAACGCTGTGTTTGATCTGGGCTGGCTGCAAGAGCACGACATTTACGTCGAGGGGCGTGTGCGGTGCTCGATGATCGCCAGCCGCCTGCTCAACAATGGCGTGCCCAACATGAAGCACGGCCTCGATGCCGTCGCCAAGCGCTACCTCAAAAAGGAGCTGGACAAAGAAGAGCAGCGCTCGGACTGGAGCGGTGAGCTGTCCATCAGTCAGCTGAAATATGCGGCCGAGGATGTGATCACGCTGCTCCAGCTCGATCCAGTCCTGGATCAGCGGTTGGCGAAGGCTGCCCTGGCCAGAGCGTTTGCCATTGAGTGCAAGGCGTTGCCCGCCATGGCGCAGATGTGGCGCACTGGCCTGCCCTGGAACGCCGAGAAGCTTCAGAAGGTCAGGGAGGACTACGAGTACGACATCGAGCAGCTGGGCAAAGACTTCGTGCGGCAGCTTGATCAGGCGCTGCCCGAAGAGCACAAGCTGCCTCGCGATCCAGACGGCTCCTTCAACTTGCGGGCTAAGACCACTGGCTCCGTGCGGCTGGGCACCAAGCAACTGGCTGGCTTCAATCTCAACAGCCCGCGGCAGTTAGTCGATAAGTTCACGGTGCTGCTGGGCCGGCCTCCGGTCGATCCGAAGACAGAACGACCCAGCGCCTCTAGGGCAGCGCTGCGTAACTACGCTGCCGACCATGAGGTGGTGCAAATCTACTTGGCCTGGAAGAAGGCTGAGAAGCGCCGCCAGATGGTTGAATCCATCCAAGACAAGCTCGGTGCTGATGGCTTTGTTCGTGCCAGTTACCTTCAGTTGGGCGCAGATACGGGGCGGATGTCCTGTATTAAGCCGAATAATCAGCAGATTCCACGTGATGAAGCTTTCCGTTCTTGTGTGGAAGCTCCCGATGGTTGGCTCCTAGTTGATGCTGATTTCTCCGGCATGGAATTGCGCCTAGCGGCAGCTGTTGCCGAAGATCCGGTGATGACCGAAGCGTTCCAGGCTGGGCAGGACCTGCACCAACTCACAGCGGATCTGCTGGGGTGTGAGAGGCAGGTGGCTAAGTCCGCCAACTTCGGCCTGCTGTACGGCTCGGGTGCCAAGGGGCTTCGTGACTACGCCGGCGCGACTGGCATCACCATGACCATGGAGGAGGCCAAGAAAATCCGGGAGGATTGGCTAACGGCGTACCCCGGAATCCGCATGTGGCAACAGGCCAATGCCCGCGACGCTGAGAAGTCCGAGGGCAACCAGTGGGCCGAAACTCGGATTCCCATCTCCGGCTTCCGGCGCTTCCTGCCCGGTGACATGAACCGGCTGACCGTCCGTTGCAACACACCGATCCAGGGGGCTGGTGCGGCCATCCTCAAGGTGGCGCTGGCCAACCTCTGGGGTGAGGTCAAGAGCCAGGGTGAGGATGTGGTGAAGATCGCTGCTGCAGTACACGACGAGCTGTTGTTGCTGGTTCGTGAGGATCATGCGCAGTGGTGGGCCGAGCACCTAAAACGAGTGATGGAGGCGGCTGAAGCCAAGTGGTTGGGTGACATCCCGGCACTGGCTGAGCCCCAAATCGGTAAACGCTGGTCCGAGGCTCACTGATGAATTGCGCCGTCTACACCGTCGAGGGTGGCTACAAGCTTCAAACCCAAGCTGGCTCGGTGTACTGCACTAGCCTGTGGGAAGCAATGGACCTTGCTTACTCTCTTGGCGAAGACTGGGCGGCAGCTGGTCCTGGAATACTTGAGCCGGGAGACGCGGTTGGCATCCACGGCTGACCTTCAGCGCGCTGCTGAGTTCTTGGAGTGGAGCCGCTACGTCAGAAAGGGCTGTGCCAAGCAACGCGGCGCTTCGCGCCGGGCGCAGCTCAATGCGTGGCGTAAGGATTTTGACGCTCCAGCCGCTTGGTAGCACAGTGCTAAGATTGGTAGCACACGAGCGCAACGCATGGCTACCCGGCACGGGAATAAGAGCTACTTCCAGATCCTGCTGGATCCCAACCGGGCCGACCTGGTCATGCAGCTGTCGGACCAGGCAGGGGTTAAGCCCACCGCCTGGATCCGTGATGCTCTTTATGAGGTGCTGAAGCGCAAGCTGCCGTCGTCTGTTTACGACGAGGCCTTGGCCAAGGACGAGGTGACCTGGCGCGAAACCGTGCGCAAACGTGTAGAAGGGCGACTGAAAAACCGAAAAGACTCGAAAGAATCCACGGAAGCCTGACTACATTGCTACATTACGGGCTGCATTTTTTCAATCCGTGCGCTTTGGTGTCGGTGTTCACAACCCGCCTGGCTTCTACGTTCTCGCTCCAGTCAGTGACGGTGAAGCCCGGCTGCAGCTGACCTCCATCGAAGAAGACGCCTGCTCGTTTTCCAGCTTGATGTCTGCGATCATGTTCGCGGCCGTGGTCAAAAAAGACCACGGCTTTGGCACGCATGTCTACGTCACTGACGAGAAGTAATGGACAACCTCAGTCAGTACATCAACTCCATTGCCCGCTACCCGCTGCTGACCAAAACCCAGGAGATCATGCTGAGTCGTCAGGTTCGGGAGTGGCTCGACGCAGAGGAGCCGACGCCCCAGCAGGCCAGGATCGGTAAACGGGCTTACGAAAAGCTGATTAACTGCAACCTGCGGATCGTAGTGTCGATCGCCAAGAAGTACATGCCACGTGCCAGGCGCACGGAAATGTTGGATGTAATACAGGAGGGGAACATAGGCCTGGCGCATGGGATCAAGAAGTTCGATCCTGAGCGGGGCTATGCACTATCGACATACATCTATTGGTGGATTCGGCAGGGGATTACGCGCCACCTCAATTATCACGATCGGATGATTCGGCTGCCTTGTAATGGGGTGGATCTGCTGAACAAGCTGCGTTACTGGCTGCCGCAGTTCCAGCAAGAACATGGGCGGATGCCGACCCAGGAGGAGTACGCCGAGTATTTGGAGGTGTCAAAGGATCGGGTCAATGACTATCTGCGGCATGTCCACGACTGCACCAGTCTCGATCAGAGGGCCAGGAGCCTCTCGGATGATGGCTCTGCGCTGGTCGAGATGATCCCAGACGAGCGTGAACACCCGATGCAGTCGCTCGAATGGGCGATCGGTGTCGGCGCTTTGGATCTGCTGCTGGATCGTCTGCCAGAGGATGATCGCGAGATCCTAAAGATGTACTACGGGATAGGCGGGCATCGCACGCACACGCTCGCGGAAATCGGTAGAACATTTGGCGTGTCCAGAGAAAGGATTCGGCAGCGGCACAGCAAGGCTGTGCTGAAGCTGAGGATCCTTTCGACTGGTGCGTCGGTCGGAGAAGTCTGCAAATGAAACAGCGTTCAACCGCCGGCTGCCCCGAGTGCGGCAGCTCCAGGAGTTCTGTCGTCTTCACGAAAGACACGGAAGA